TGGATGGGGTGGACCAACCCGCAGCTCGATGAGAACTGGACGCCACCACCACCACCAACCACGCCTGCTGATCATCTTGAACCGGAAGAAGATCGCCATGACTTGGCGCAGGCCAGGTCAGAGATGCGAGGTGCGTGATGCCAAGAGTGCCAACGCTGTGGGTTGTGATCGGCACGCTGGTGGCTGTGTTTGCTTTGTACAGCTATGGCCACCACAAGGGCTGGACCGAGCGCGATGCCGAGATGCAGGCAGAGATCGCCAGCAAGAATGAAGAGAGTCGCGCTCGCGAGCAAAAGCTCAACGAGCAGATCAATCAAACATCAACTGAATTGAAAGAAGCCAATGATTCAATCACTCAAAAACAGTCTGCTCTTGATCGCGCTATTAGCAACGGTCGGGTGCGCCTCCCCTCCGCAAGTTGCGTACAAGCCAGTGCAAGTGCCACCGCTGCCAGTGGAAATCGGGACGAAGCGCGAGCCGATGCTGACACAGAAACTCTCAGACTTATTGCTCAAATCGCAGCCGACGGGGACAGGGCAATCGTCCAGCTCAACGCCTGCATCGACGCCTACAACCAAGTGAGGGAGCAAGTAAATGGTCAGCGCTGAACAACTGCAAAAACTCAAGATCAATCCCAACCTGGTTGGTCCGATCAACGCAACCTTTGAGCAATTCAATATTGCAACACCGGTGCAGCAAGCTGCATTCCTGGCGCAGTGTGGCCATGAAAGTGGCAACTTCACCAAGCTGGAAGAGGACCTGCGCTACCGCGCTGTGACTCTGATGAAGCTGTTTCCCAAGACGCCAAAGCGTCAGTGGGGTTTCACTCAAGAAGAGGCCGAGCAATACGCAGGCAAGCCGGAGCGTATCGCGTCGCGCATTTACGGGGGTCGCATGGGCAACCGCGATGAGAAGTCAGGCGACGGGTGGCTGTACAGGGGATCGGGTTATTTGCAACTCACCGGTGCGGCAAATTTCCACCATGCCGGCAAAGCGCTCGGCCAGGACTTCGCAAGAAACCCAGACCTGGTGCGCACCGCTGAGTGGGGCATGAAGACAGCCGGCTGGTTTTGGTCAACGCACAAGTGCAATGAGATCGCTGAGACAAAGGACTGGGTGCGACTGACCAAGGCAATTAACGGTGGCACGATTGGTCTTGACGACCGCGTGCATCACACAAATCTTGCCTTGGCCGTCTTCGGTCACTGAGCTGCGCCAAGCGCTTTGATGCGCTGCTGATACGACGCTGTGTGACGCAAGCGCTTGACGGTGTCAACGCGCTTCATTGTGTCAGCGTTGGCCTCTTTCAGCTCACGCAAGATGGTCATGCGCTCGCGTGCTGGCCGCTTGCCAGCGCGTGCAGTCTTCTCTGCCAGGTCTTCGTACCCGTCTTGCCACTCATCAAGCGTGGCAAACACAGCGTGCGGCTCGGCCTTGCCAGGCACAAACAACGGGAAGCCAACCACAACAGCCGGCTCATCAAGTGAGCTTGTATCTGTCACTTCAGGGATGTGCACCACTTCAACGCCAGCGTCGGCCAGCTGCTGCTTGAACTCTTCAACCGGCTCCTGCTTGGCCAGCACTTCTTCAGCTTCAGCGTCTTGCGCAAACGCCTGCTCAATCACGACAGGATCTGATGTCTGTTGCGGAATTGCAACAGGTGGTGCGACCATGTCCAGTGGGTTGCGCGGTGTGATGTCGCGTGGCTGCTTTGGCTTGGCTTCGTCAGGGTAGTCCTGGGCTTCTTCAGCTGTGATCAAACCCTTGAGCACATCGGGAAAGGCGTCGCGCAGCGCAAAGCCACGGGCGCGCATCTGCATCATGCGCTTGGGGTATGCGGTCCACGGGCCTTGCTTGCCCCACAGCCCTGCGCGCTTGGCGTCTTCGACTGAGAACTTGGCCACCACCGGCTTGCGGCCCTTGCGTTTGGCCACGCACACAGCAATTGGGTTGGGTGTGCCTTCGCCTTCAAAGTATTCCTCGATGTCTTCGCACACGGGGCTGGCCTGCACCAGCGCCATGGCTGCGTCACCGTACACCGACGGCTTGCCATTGATGACAGCGATGTTTTGCAGGGCTTGCATGGGGGCCAAGCCGATCTCATAGCCCCACTGCACGCAGACCATGATGTCTTGCGGCTTGCCCTGGTAGGCGCGTGGGACCATGGCAGACTCGGACAGCATCTTGCTGAACTCCATGGCTTCGGTGATGGTGGCAGGCGCGAAGCCTTGGCGATTAGTGGTGGTCAGTTGTGTCATGGGATTCTTCTTCGGTGATGTAGGTTTGCATGGTGGTGAAAATCAGATCGGCCATCGCGTCAACAAACTGCTCGGCCTCTTCTTCTTCAACGGGTGCGATGTTGAGCAGCGCAACAACGGCGCGCTCATACGCAGCTCTAATGGCTGGGCGCTCTGGCAAATTCATTCCTGCCACTCCTTGATGGACAGGGTGGACTGGCGCACGCTGTAGGCTGGCTTGGCCGGCACAAGTCGCTCGGCTGCTGCCTTGTAATTGCGCATTGGCCAGCTGATGACAAAGCGACCGGCGCGGCCCTTCTCAGCCTGGCCAAGCAGCTCCTTGATTTTTTTCTCAGCGGTGTCAATGCTGGCCTCTGCCTCTTTGATCGCGGACTTGGCCGCAATGATCTGCTCGGCAAAGCGCTCGGCCTGCACATCAAGCGGCACTTCTTCTTTGCTGGCAGCTGTGGGGTAGATGCGGTCGAGCTCTTTGCTGCTGGCCGGTGGATACCAGTTAATCGCACCAGTTTCTTTGTACTTGATCAGCTTGGACTCAAACACATTGACAGCTTGGCAGATCGCATTCTGTGTCTCTGGGTGACGCGCAAACAAAAACACGCGCAGCTCGATGCCCTGGTACAACACGCAGACAGCGCCCCACTTGTGGCCGGTCACCAGCATCTGGCCCTGCAGCTGGATCGGGCCACGCGCCAGGTGCGGGACATCTTCAGGCATGGTCTTGGTCAGTTTGGCCTCAAGCACACCAGGCCCGTCGAGCTTGATGCTGTCCTGGCCAACCACATAGATGCCTTTGTCTGGGTCCGATGTGATCTCTTGGCCATTGCCAAACCCGACGCCATCAAGCGAGCACTGCAGCGCAATGTCTGGGTGTGTGTAGGGCGTGGTGATGTTGACATCAAATGACTCAAGGCCAAGGCGCTGCGCAGCCTGGGTCAAGATGACCGGCTCAAGTGTGTTGCCCCAGGCCATGGCTTCGTTGCCAATATCAGGGCGCTCCTTGCCATCAATCGCGTTGATGCTGAACTGCAGCTCATCATTTGGTGTGCTGTACTTGCTGAAGCCCATAAGCCCAGGCAAGCGCGATGCGCTCATCTCTCTGTCGTCTGTTAATTTGCCAGCCATTTAATGCTCCTTGTTGTCTGCCAGTTTGTAAACACGCACGACCCTGGCGTGGGCTGCGGCGTGGGTTGCCTCGGTAAACCCAACGGCCTGAAAGCGTTTGCCTTTGAAGACAGCGCCAAGAACCGATGGACTCATGCCGATGGGGATGCTGACGCGCTCGCGCACATCATTGATTGACACCGTGCCATTCTGTTGCGCGCATGCAACAGCAACAGCTCGGCACTGTGCCAAGAACTCTTCATCTCTGACTTCAAAAAAGTCGAGCTGTGAGTCGCGCAGTTTGCGGCCAACTTCAACGCGGTGCATAAACCACCAGCAAAAGAATGATGGCCACAAACAAGATGACGCCCCACGCAGCCTTCTCGCGCTGAATGTCGGTGGTGTCTGGCATGCCGAGCAATGCGTTTTGCAGCCGGCTTTCATCTTCGGTCATGTTGTTGTAGCGTGGCGGCTCATACATGCTGCCAATGCGCAGCTTGCCGGTGTTGTAGGGTGGGATTTTGTTTGGCATCACAGCACCCCGCCAATGGCCACGATCATCACGATGCACAGCACGAAGGCTGCAGCTGCTTCGATCTTGTCTCTTGTAGTTTCTTCAGTCATTTGGGACCCCTTTGTTTTCGTGAAAAGTTTTTTGCTGTTGATTTGCTGCCTGCTCAAAGAACCTGGCGCGGTGTTGGCGCTGGGTCTGTCGCAAGTGGTGCTCATGTTTGTGAATGAGCCACTTGATCAGGGCATACTGGCCAATGATGGCCAAGATGACGAATACTGCAAGCGCGTCCATCAGATGCGCTTGAGCAAGTTGCTGACCTGGCTGGCGCGCCAGTCGGTGTTGCCGCGTGGTGTCTCGATGCCGCGCATGGTCAGCTCAGCAGCGATGTCGCGCAGTGTGTTTGCGCCACAGCGGTTCATGATGTCGCGCACAACTGGGCCAACGCGCTGGGCATAGGCGTCGGCCTTGGCCTGGATGCGTGCGATGCCGGCTGCGCTGCCAATCTCTGGTGTTGGGCAGCCGAGCGTGCGGCCTTGTGCTTTGACCTGGGCCAGCGCTGCCTTGGTGCGCTCGCTGATCTTGCGTGCTTCCCACTCAGCGAACACGGCCATCATCTGCAAGAAGGTGCGGTCGGCTTCGGGCATGTCAGCGCAGACAAAAGGCACATTGGACTCAAGCAAGCCGCTGATGAAGTGGACATTGCGCGCCAGGCGGTCGAGCTTGGCAATGACCAACATTGACTTTGTGCGCTTGGCGGTGGCCAGTGCTGCAGCCAGCTGCTCGCGGTCATTCTTGCGGCCAGACTCGACTTCGGTGAACTCGGCCACCAGCTCTGCTGTGCCGATGTGCTTGGCCACAGCTGCGCGCTGTGCATCAAGGCCGAGGCCAGACTGACCCTGGCGGTCAGTTGAAACGCGGTAATAGGCGACGAATTTGGTCATGATCAAGCTCCGAAGTTGAAGATGAATGCTGGCAAGGCTTGCTTGCGAATGATGCTGGCGCGGCTGCTGGGGTGCAGGCTGGCAAGCCACATCCATTTGTCGTGGGCTTCTAGGGCTTGTTGATGGCGCTGCTTTGCATCTGTGGTGATCTTGTCTGATGCACCAAATAAACTGATGTAAGACACCCACACGCCGTATGCGTTTTGAGCTGCTTCGCGTGCTGCTGCTGCTCTGTTGATTGCTTCTTGCTTGGTCATGTTTGCAACTCCTTGCGCTTCATCTGCGCGTTGAACATGGGTGCATTGTATATACAAATCAAAACAGGGTGCAAGACATAAACCCTGCGCTTTTGTCGGGTATTGCCACAGGCTTTGGGTTTTGCTGGCTTGCAAGTACATTTGCCTGCGTATTTCCAACAGCTATACACACATGACCACAAAGACGACACCATTTTTGATCAGGCTGCGGCCTGAGACACGCGCCCTGCTTGACGCAGCGGCTGAAGATCAACGCCGGTCACGCGCCAGCATCATTGATGAGCTGGTGCGCGAGCACTTGGCCAACAAGTATGGCCAGCTGCAGCCACGC